AACTCCTTGCTCTCCCCTTCCAATACGATAAAGTTTACGAGTTTCCTCGTCTGTAAAATCAAGCTCTTTATAGTTGAGATCATAATTAAATTCAAGCATTCTTTATATTAAAAGAAAAAACAACACGTTCTATATTAGATTGTACCACTTTACACTGATGTGTCAAGCAAGAAGGAAAGAAAATAATATCTCCCTCTTTAACATCAGGTTCATATTCTATCACATGTCCAGTTATAAAATCAAGGAATGGAGAATAAAATGTTGTGGGATTGTGATCGTTATCTAATTGTGCATAGAATATTGCTGTGTAACCAAGAGCTCCATGATTATGAAGTTCATGATAGTTACCCTGACCATATTTCTGACCCCATACATTTGTAATCTGAAATGCATGTGGATATACATCATCAAATTCTTTTAACGAAGGTTGTAGTATATCAAATAATCTCTCTGCATATGGTGGTAGTTTGCCCTCCTCATGATACTTAAAGTAATCTGTTTGATGACCATCATCACTCTCAGTATGAAGCATATCAATGATTTCATCTTTATAATCACTCCAGTTTTCAACAGTATGTGTAAATACTGGTATCATAAACGCTGCTTCACTTTTCATGTATTCTTGCCTTTTCTCAATGCTTCATTCTCATATTGTATAGTACCATTTGGGTTTATAACGTAACAATGATACCAATATGTATCATCACTTACCTCATCTTTACGAGGAAAATAGTCAGTCACAAAATCAAATGCTATATCTGTGTTTCTAAACTCAATGTATCCATAATACTTACTCTCTAGTGTAACAGCTAGTTCTGCTGGCACCTCTTCATCAAACTTGTAGTAATCAATAACAATCTTCTTAGCATCATCTGATGTTGCTTCTAGTCTTGGATTCTCCCAATATACCAGAGCACCAGAAATAGTTGAAGCATATGCCTCAATCTGATCCCAATCCCTAGCACTATCAAACGTCTGTAGGTTCTGCATTTGTATTCTCTACTTTCTTTAATTTATAAGCAGCAGTAACTCTAATACCATAGAATTCTCTACTTGTGTCCTCTGCACGATGTAAAATGTCTGACGGGAAACATACTGCTGATCCTGGTTTAGGAAATACAGTATCAAATCTACCATCATCTTGTACAAACATGGTCTTACCACCCCACATGAGATCCCATACGGGATTGCAGAATATTAAGAATGTGTAGTCTGCATCATCCTTATGCATGAAACCATCTAATCCTCTTGTATGTCCATTGACATAGTAATCAAGTATTTCATGTTCAAATGGCAAGAGAATCTTAATTTTCTCAGGAATATAGGTATCAAAGATAGAATATCCTTTTACATCCATCTTCCAGAACTTTTTATGTGGTGCTGAGTGATCACTGATAGCACCCCACTGCCACCTTGCACGGCTGCAGATCTTTTCAATCTCTTCCATCTCTTCTCGTGTGAGAATAGTATCCCACGACTTAATATCAGTTAATAAAGCCATACTAATTTCTTAATTGAATTTGTCTCTTGATTATTCCACAACGAACATGATCCAAAGATAATAAAATGTCATTATCCAATATTTTCTTAGATATAGTTGCATCATGAATTATTTCATGGAATTTATTCATCTCAGTTATATAATATCTCATAGTAGGATCTGGAATAGAACTTTCTAACCAAAATGTAACACATTTTCTGACACCCTTGGTTACTGGTCTGACACCATGAATAAAATCAGATTGATATATTAATATTTTACCTGGTTCTAATTTCTTTTCAATAGTTTCTGTTCCAATTTCAATAAAGTGTTCACCACCCTCATAATCATCATTTAATGTTATAACAGCAGTATAATCAGTTCTAGTACCCCACATGTCCCAGTAGTCTACATGACCTGCATAATGTTGTCCCTCTTCATATTTTAACATATAACATGGACTACATTTATTAAGTGGATGTAACTGGGATACATGAGATTCTCTTAAAATTTTAGCAATAGCTTGATTTGCCATTTTGTTTAAATCAATATCTACTTGCTGTGTATTGTCCTTTACATGTTTCTCTTTAGGACCTGTTCTAGCACCATCAAGAAACTTTCCAGAATCAAATACACTTAGTATTTGTCTTAATTGGTTGCGATCAAAGAAATTATACTCATATATCATTATTTTTGTTCCTGTAGTTTCTCAACAACTGTTTTAGCTTGCATGGGTGCTACATCATTAAGACCAGTAGCATCAAACCAAGGTGCTTCTTCCCAATTAAAACCTTCACCGAAGGTATTATCTGGAGCCATGACATACCAATGACACTTAGCATCAGGTATATCTACAGCACACACTGCCCAATCATCTGCCCACTGTGGCACTTGCACATACATTACTGGTAAATGATTTGCACTGGCAATGCTTGGCAATCCTACTAGAATTCCCCACATTAAAGTTAATACAACCCATATAGTGACTAACTTACGTTTCATATGCCGTTCCAAAATGTGTCCGAAGGTGTAGCCATACTTCTAGAAACAAAGTATAATCCTACATTACATAAGAACCAATATACATTAGTTATCCATGCTTGTCTCCAACAATATTTTCTATTGCTCTGTACTATGTACATGTTTCTCTCATTCATTGTTGAGTCAGCAGACAAAGGTCTAACTTTTAACCACTGTTCTAACAGCAGTGATATTACAAATCCAATTGCAAAAATATAGAATAGTAGGTTTAGTAAACCTGCACTAGCTAGTAAGAATGATATCATTGTTGTTTTTGCTTTGCTATGGTTTTAATATGTGTATCTACAACATTTTTATATTCTTCAAGAATATTTGATAAGGGAGCACATACATTAATAATCTTATCATAACCAATTAAAAATGAATTATCTTTTGAAAAATACTTCCATGGTGAAAAGACTACTAAAGATGAACTTGCTTCTCCTTTTCTAGATATTGTAAATGGATATATCATATTATAACACACTTGTTTTTCAACGCCATCTTTTTCTTGAACATAATCTTTTAGATTAGTAATTACCTCTTCTCCCGATACTAACGTGAGAATAACGATATTCAATTCATTTTCATTCATAATTCAGTTAAACATTGTTATTTTTTATTTTTTCTAGTAATGCATCTAATTCTGATTGAGTAGTAGGATATTCTTCATCTGGCACGTTTTCAAGAAGTACGGGTTTAGATGAGAAGATTTCATCAGGATTCTTGATCTTATAGTTAGATGCTATTGTCATTACAATTCTCTTAGCATACTCGTTATATGTACTTTTGTCAAATTTTCCAAATTGAAAATCTGTCTCTAAATATTCTCCTTCATTAACTTTATTATTATTAATATCTACTTGATCAATCCAAATTTTATAATATAGTGGATTCATTGGAAACTTAACATCATCTGCATCTTGACCATCGTAATCTTGTGGTAATGATCTTAACTTAGCTCTGTACTTAGTCCACATTGCTTTTGTATCTGTATCAAGTACAGCATCAGGCATCTGTGTCCAATCACTGTCTGTAAGGAGAAAGTTTCTAATCATTCTAAGACCTTCCCAAGATACCTTGTTCCATCTACCATACTCATTGTATAGTTTTTCTTGAATAATCTCTTGTTCAGTATCTTGATATTCAAAGTATTTCTCTTTGATAGTTTCAGCAATTTGTGCTACTTCTGACTCAGTAGGCTCTACCCATGAATATGTCTTCCATGCTCTTTCTTTAGTTGCACGATCATATACATATTTTTTCTTTTCAATACCATATGACCCATCACTGAAGTAATTCAAGTGAATCAAACGATCTTTGTCAGATGTCCAAAATGGATACAAAACATTTTGGATGTTGTTATTCCAATAATCCTCCTCAATAAATTGAGTCTTTCCATTAACAATAATCATTCTTTCTAGTGCATTCAATTGCACTACTACACGTATGTCTGCCATTTGATTAAGGGATTTTGATGAACCAACCTGTCGCTATATATTTATCATGGGTAAAGACAGTGTTTCCACGATGAACGTGTGTCATCCCTGCTGGCCAGATCAATAATGTACCTGTTTGTGGTTTATATCTCTTCTTTTGATACATGAATTCTGTTTCTGCTTCACCATCTGGCATATCATTTAAGTATACCATCCATGCTAACTCTCTATTTGCTGCTCTAAAACTAGAGTTCTCATAATGCCAAGTATGATAACCACCTCCAACTGGAGTTTTCTGCACTTTCAAACCAATTGATGCTAGTTTAACTTTACTGATATGATCATACTCTTGCTTATAATTCTCAAGTGCAGAATTTAGATATTTATAGAAATGTGCAGACAATCCCATATCAATATCATCATACATCATACTAATATCATGACGTGCTAGTTTTTTCTGTGGCATTTGTTCTTTGCCATATTGTAACACGTAATCTGGATTAATTTTTATTTGATTTTCAAAATTAGATATAATTGTATTGCATATTTCATGATGTACAAATCTTCTATACACACCTATGAAATCTTCAAATTTCCCTTCTAATCTATCAGGATCAATTATTAATCCACTCTCACTAGCTTCTAACATTAATATGCTCTGATCATATACTTAACTAAATGATACCTTGTTAACAGC